AAGTGCCATACTCATTGGACATCACATAACCTTCTGCATCAATACGATCCTGTTGAATATAAGCAGAAGGACCATCATTGCGACACAGGAACAGACAATCTTCCTTGATGGACTTGATCAGTTTCCAAAACTCAATCAACAGACGATCACACTCAAAATCTTCAGCATTGATGTCACGTTGCTCACGAATACAAGCATTGATTTGCTTCTTGATCTTTTCTGCTTCGGATTTGGAAGCAAAATTGACCACAGTAGACATTTGACGCGCAAAATCACACACTTCCTCCACATCAGCAAATGACCGTTGATTGTGCAGAATATATGCTTTTGGTTTCACAAACAGAACATTTTCAGTGCTGTCCAGATTCAGCATCAGTGGAATTGTCCAACTGTCACGCAGATCATCATTTGCTTCATAAACCGTATGCGGAGCAATGATGATACGCTGAGAAATTACATCAGGAAACTGATAAGTGATGGTATTAGGAGTGTATTCGCAATCTCCACCATAACCAATGAAATCGCCTTGAAAAATACCTTCGGTGCGTGGCAGATAATCAAAACATTCATGCAGAATCTCTGCCACATTACCTTCATAATGTTGATCAATCTCTTCATGAGAATGTGCAATGCGAATCTTGACTTTATTGAACACCGCTTTGGTGCCAACAAAGAATGTATTGGTTGCAGGATCAGTGCCCCACACAATCGCAGGAGCACCATCCATCTTGACGGACAAAGTGCCTGCTGCCACAAACCAGTCCAATACATTCAGATCTCCCGTCAGAATGCTGTCTTCAGGGTGTTCAATGTGAAGGTTCTGCATGATCAGTTGTTGTCGTAAGGGGGGTTGTCGAAGCGACGCATCCATTCTACATGAAAGCGTTCTTTGATGGCAAGAATCCTTTCATATTTCTTCAGAGTTTCAGAATCCTCAGGTAGTTCATGAAGATCCATGTATCCAATGAAATCATAAGCATTCAGAACATGATTGATGGCATCATTGATCAGATCATGCTCTTCAAATGAAATATCCATTGTAATCGGTTTCTGATTACAATAATTGGTTTCATTGATCTCAACCATTGGAACTTCCAAGAGATGTCCTCCTCGTGTATGAACGTATTATAAGGGCAAATGCTGCTCAAACAAAAAAGATTGTGCCACTTAAAAAACTGGCACAATCTCCACATTTTGAAATCCTTGTGTGGTAACATGCTTCTCCCACATGGATGCATCTTCAATTTTATAGAAAGTTGCGACTTGTTTCGCTTTTTTGTGATCCTTCTTCAATTTGTAATATACAACTTGGTATTTCATTGTCATTCCAATGTCGAATTACGCCTGCAATAATGAATAGATTAGTAAGAAGATAAGTAGTGAATATAACAGTCCGTATATGAGCAATGTGGTCTGCTTCTCTGTCATTTTTTGATGCCTTCTCTCCCAATGCCTTTGCCCAGAATCTCCATAATGTTTTTCTCTTCTTCATGTCCTGAATCTCTTGATCTTACATAAATCAATTCTTTCCATTGCTCTGGATAACACAACACAAGCACACGTTCATTTCGATGAAGTGAACATGCTTCATAATTCTCATCACTTTTGGGTCTTACGGATTGTTCAATCGTAATGTATTCGGCATCAGCAAAATACACCCAACCTTCCACACCTTTGGTCCAGATGACATAATCATTGACTTTTGGTATGTAATTCATACAAATGCTGATTCAAGTGGAGTTTGTTTTGTTTGCATTGCAGAATAAGGAGTTGTATTCTCTATGTCCACTGCCTTTCCAATGGTTCTGGAGTTGACAGGGGCAAAGTATTGCTTCTTTTTGGTATTGTAGAACCCCCAGATACAACGAACGGGATCACCAAGATTGTAATCAAACCGACGCTGATAATGAATCCAGATAGCAACAACATTGCATTTAAACTCTGTTTGCTCATAATACATTCCTTTGGGAGGTTTGTGTGGGAATTCAATTATCACGGACTGCACGGAGACAATTCGGATTATATCCTCGTTCAAGATAATCTTGAAGTCGTTGATCACATTGTTCTCGGGTCAGTTTACATGCTGATTCGTCAATCAGTTCCCACCCATTGGTGAAGTATTCTTCGATTCGATAAAGTGTTTCCATAATTATCAGGTCGTAAAAGCGTCAATAATGCCAGATTCGTAATCATCCACAAGAGCAAACTTTTGTGCGTTTACAACTCTTTCCATAATCCGATCAGTATATTGATCATCAAACATTCCTTCATTGGCAAGCAGTTCAAACGCTTGTGTATCGTTTTCTGCAATCAAATTAATGACTCCACCATACTCGGAAGCAGGAAACGGAACCCAGTAGTCAACAATGTAAAGAGATTTCATTGGTATGTGTAAATTACTCCTTTATTTTAGATGAATGTGATAGATTTGTCAACTGACGTTCGATCTCAAATTTAACAGGAAACAAATGTGATGAGAAGAAACCAGCATAAGATCCTTCTTTGAGAAGATTATAGATGTTCTCAACCTGCATTTGTGCCAGAATGAGTTTTGTCTTCTGATTCATCAAATGAACTCCTGCATATAATAATCGACTGTGATTTCCAATTCGCTTGCTTTCTGCTCATAAAAGAGTTCAGTATAATTCTTTGCTTCTTCCCACTTTTGATAGGAATCAATTTGCTCTTCGGAATGTTTCATGAAATCCTCAAATGCTTTCAGAAATTGTTTGATGTCTTCGTCGTTCATTTTGAGCATTGTTCAACAGGAAGGCAACGATTGTAAGAATTAAACATTGATTGGTCACGTTGAATAAGAAACACATTCCACCCAACAATAAATCCAATTCCACCAAGAATCAAATAACGTAATTTCATCAGCAAGCACCGTAGAAAGGATTACCAAGTTGAGGCATATCAGAGTTGTCACCAGTTTCAACATAACCCAGTGCCAGACGCTCACGAATCGCAAGAGTTTTCTCAACACGATTCAGAAACTTCTTGGAGATTTGATCGACACCTTTCCAAGACAGAACCTGCAGGCACCATTCCTGACTGATGTCACCATAGGGCGTCTTCACAGGATAGTAACCAACCAGCATCGTGCCGTCTGCGGACTGGAGAGTGGGGAAGGCGGTCATGGGGTGTCCCTCGATTACCTTGTAATTATAGGTCAGAACGACGGCACCACGTCGTTGCGTAGTCCAGTTTGCGAAGTGTCCATCTGCTCCCAGAGCGAGTAGAGTTTGTTATACAGTGCCGCAGCACTTCCGTATTCCCGTGCAATTCTATTTTCCTCACGCAGGTTGAGTTCTTGCAGTGCAGATAGAATCACACCAATTTCGTGAACATTTAGATTTACTTGTGTTTCAGTCATTGTCATCAGTCCCAAGAAACGTTTTGAAGAAGAAAACCAGGCATCACCTTACTCCAGGCACCCTGATCATTGACACCAGCAACTGTATACTCCCACTTATAGGCAAACTTATTATGACTGTCCCAAGTCATAAATCCTTTCTCCTTATCAAACCAGGATTTGATCGTCAGAGCAAACTTATTGGAGTAAATGTTACGGGTTCGCAGTGCTCCACCAATCTCACGGGTTTCGACTACCTTACAAGTATCAAAGTAGGTCTGAAGTCCTGCCTCAAGGGCACAAGGAGTTTCATATGTAAAAGGACGATAAGTTTTAGGTTTTGCTGGTGCGGTCTGTGCCAGTGCTGGAGAAGCAAACAGCAGCGCAGTCAATAGCAGAAGTTGTTTCACAATTTTCCTCCGTTCTTTTTGTATTCTATCATAGATCGTCGTGCTGCGTAAGCATCAAATTCAGATGCAAATGATGCAATGGTCTGTCCAGTATCAGACCATACCAGATACCAACGATTCACAAACTGTTTGATATAAATGGGTTTCATACAGACACACTCACATCAATTTCTTTGATATTCAGACCACACAGTTGATCATACACACGACGACAGATAATGTCAGTTGCTTTTTTTGCTTTGGACTTCTCATACCAGACGGTGCGAAGTCCATCAAAGGTGGTGACTTGAATGCGGTAGTTTTTCATAATGTGGTTGATTACCTTGTAATTATACTGCCATCATCAGGCGGTTGGGGAAGAACTGTGCCACTTGATGATCTGTCCACCCGTTCTTCTCAAACAGATACTCAAGATATAGCGTTTCTTCTTGCTCCCGTGCCTCTATTTCGTGTGGTTGATACCAATACTCATAATTTTCAACGGGTTCTTTGCCATAACACATTTTTCCACGATGCATTTTCAATGAACCACTCACCCATTGGCGCAAGTGAACCAGTTCATGCAAAAGAGTTTTTGTATACAACTCCTCATCCATATAAGTATCCAACTCAATTAGAAACTGTCGTGGACGATAAGATTCTCCCGTATAATCACAATAACCATTGACACATTCGCGCTTTAGACCACGATGAAGAATCTCTACACCAATCTTATGACGGGGCAGAAACTTATTCAGAAACCAAGTGGTAACATCCTCACAGAGGCGTTTAGAATAACCGTATCCAGAATGCGTGATGTAAGACATTGACCCCAGTGCAAAAACCAAATGAACGAAGAAATGAAAATGAGTTTATCAGTAGTTGTCATCAATTACATCCAAATCCTGCACCACCAATAAATGCTCCAAGAGGAACAGACCATTTGTATCCATCACCCTGACTCATACTAGCAGCAACACCACCACCAAGTATAGCACCTAACAATGTTCTGGAAGGATCGCAATAAGATCGTTGATAAGATCTTTGATAGGATCTGCAAGGAATTTGTTCCCTATAAATGTAACCATCAGAACCTTCTATCTCACGATAGCAAGTTTGATAACGTTGTTGTGCCTGCACTGGGACAGACAAAAGCATAAGTGGAAGAAGTAAGAGTAATTGTTTCATTTTTTTATAATTATCTAGCGATCACATCCAGAGACTCCAGCAGCATCATCGCAAGTTCCATACGATTGTCTTCATCAACCACAGGAATGTTAGCATCCACAAATTCTGAAGCAAGTTGAGCAAAGAGTTCCATTGTCCTCTCATCAGAAAATACAGATGTGGCAAACTCACTCTTGAATCCGTCACGCAGCAGTCGCAGGGACTTGGTGATGGTCAATTCACGGATTTCGTTGGCGTAAGTCATTTTAAGGAATTGTTGAGTTGGAATAAACATCAGCGAGCGTACAAATAAGAACCTGCCCAGTCAGCGTGTTGAAGCAACCATTCACGCTGCTCAATCAGACGCAGGTCATAACGAACACCTTTGGCAGGAGATTTCCAAGAAGCAGATTTGTAGATTTGACCAGTTTGCTTGTCGATGAAACAATGAACACTCCTGCTACCATTCGCACTCATAATGATTTTGTGATACTTACGGCCCGTTTCAGGATAGAACTCATACTTATCAATCGTCATTTGATGAGACCGAATGCTGTAATCAATGTAATTCTGACGCAGTGCCTCACAGAGAGCATAGGTATGCCCCAGAACAGCAGCAGCGATGTCTTTCCGTGCCTCAGCAGCAGCGGCGTAGTCAGCGAAGGTGGTGGTCATAAGAGTTTCCTCTCGATTACCCACATATTATAAGGGGTCCCCAGTACCCTGAGAACCCCCCTTGTGCCAGTTTGCTAACTGTCCTCAATCTTCATAAATTTTGCACTCTGCTGCATCAGGATGAGTATCGCAATACAATTCAAGTGCAGTGGGATCGTGAGAATCTTCTGGATGATGTTCTTTGTAAACTTTAAGTGCTTCAAGTTCTTCTTCTGTATGTCTCCGTGCTTGTGGAGAAATTGTTGGATCATTCAAAAGATCCACATCCTTCCGAATGTGTTGGTCGATGTTATCCATTGTTTTGTAGCGTGATAATATATTTATTTTTTCATTCACTCAAAGATGAACCTCTCCAGTTCTTAGGAGCAGGAGGATCACATTTACCTTCAAGTGAACGAACCATAAGTTCAGTGAACTTTTCCATTTTTTCAGCAGAAACTGTTTGCGGAGCATAGGTAATTGCATCTTTTAGTGCAACAAGTTCATCCCATTCTTCTTTTGTAAGAACTTCGGATCCAGTTTTTGCTAGAGTCATAGATTTCTTGCGATGTTTCTCAATGTTAGCATTCATATACATTAATATCTAGAAACTTAATATTTTCTTCGGGATCACTTAATCTTTCTTCATAAACTTTTCAAGAGCATCAAGATCATCCTTGAGTTCTTTTTCTTTCTTTTGATCGTGATAATAAGACCAGAGAGCATTATGAACATCCATAAGTTGGTCTACCCAGAAACCAGAAGGATAAATTCCTAGAGCATCTTGGAGTCCACGATGACTAGTGCCTTCTGATTCTGCCTTACACATAATGTGGCAGATTGCTTGAACCATATCAAGTTTATCTTCTTCAGAAAGCATAAAATACTTTCCTACAGCACGTTGTTTTCCTTCCTCAAGATCTTTCTGCAGTTCTTTACAAGCATCAGAATCCCACCATTCTTGTAGTGCTTTACCAAGATTATTTGATTTTTGTAGTT